AGAGTTGATGACTGAGTTAACATCGCCAATGGATGAAGAGTCAAAGAAGTCGGCAATTGCTCTCTTAGGAAGAACATGGGACGACACGAATCACAAGAACATCACTCACCCCTCAGCCTATGAAGCATGGGAAGACAAAATTAAAAATGCTTCCAATGGGTGCCGAGAAGACGATGATTTAAAGAGAGTTAGCTCGTTCCCAATTGTGAGCCCAAAAGAGCTTCCCAGGAAATTTAGCACAGAGCAATTTCTAGAGTACGGGAACATTCTTGAAAGCGATGCCCCAATATCAATAAGGGAAGTTTGGGTCGATATGTTGCAAAACGGCGTTGCGAATCGAGAGGCTTTATTCGTCATGGATCAAGATCTGAAGGCAGACATAGGAGTGAATGAGTATCTTAAGCATCAAAACAAGATGTGGAGAAAACACACTTGCAAATTGTCCGATGACGCTAAAATCGAAATGGCTCTCAGCGGCATTCACGGGAAAAGGATGAGAAATGATGGAAAATTGAAGGAAAAAGACGAGAAGAGCCATTTGTCTTTCTCTCCCACGGCCAACACTAAGGATATAGACGACTTCATCCATGGCGATGCACTGACTGGCTACGTTTCAGGCACTCCTGAGAGAACTTCATTAAGCAAACTGCTCAGCTTTTCCAAAAACATGTCTCATAGGGCAGATGAACAAACAAGCGAGAAAAGCACTCAAATCTTCCGAAAATACATGCTGCCGTACAAGTTGGTTCAGTTTGCTGACTTGATGTGCACACTACTGACTGAAGTGGCCATTGCGAACAAACACTACAACAAGGACTATGAATTCCATTATAGATATTGTCAAACTAGACCAGCAGCAGTCATTACGCATAACACAGGATCTCACATATTTTGCAGCTTTGCTTTTGAGAAGAAGTATCATGATCTTGCAGACACAGGGAGAATAGGTCCTAAAATGTTCGAACTAGGTGATTTGTATGTGTCTGATTGGTGCAGCTTTGAGAGAAACAAACTGCAGCATCTGTTGAAGGCAGGACCGTATATGTCTGCAATCCTAGCTAGAGTGATAAGCTCTTTTGAATTGGACATATTTGATGGAAAAATGAAAGATTATCTTTCGGAAGGTTCGAATTCTGTCCACAGTACAATGAAGTCAATATTGCTATTGTACTTAAACAACAAAATCGATGTAGAGGAGCTCATCACTGCTCAGAGATATTTAGTTATGAATGTGATGGACCCAGTATGCCCTGATCCTTACAGATTCGTCAAGAGGCTGCCTGATGTATTGAGATCGAGGTTGACTTCTTATTATGTTCAAAGGAGCAGAGAACTAATGTCTTATTATTGGCAAAACAAGATCAAAATGAGGATACCTAGAGATGGGGGGTTGCCAGAATACGATAACATAAAGACAGTTTTCGATAGGAACCCTGTCCCATTGGAGAGGGCCATAGATAGTTTCTATTATAGTTATGTGATAAGCAAAGACAGACAGACGGGTGTTCACAACAATTACAAGATCTGCAAAAAGCTCCTGAAGGAGGAGTTTGTGCATTTGGAGAATGTAAACGGAGGGAAGGAGTTGTGGTGCGACATCGAAGTTGAAACAATGCATAGGAGAAACAAGCACCTATTTAAATACATAATGGAGCACCTTGACAACAAAATGGGACTCATGCTGTCCGATGATCACAGATTAGTCAGCAAGAAAAGAATTCTGGAGGAATTTTCAAGAGCCAGCTTTTCTCAAGTTGCAACTCTTAAGGTCAGCTCTAGACACAAAGAGAATACAGATCACGACCTAGAGAAACTTGCAAGAAATCTGGCTAAAGAAGGAAAGCAACACGATTTTAGCACCACATCTAAAAAGTTGAGAGACATGTTTCCCGACTTGTATTCTCGAAGACCGAGAGCTCTAGAAAAGATAACTGAGACGGCTGAAAGATTTGAAAAAGAGAAGGGACGATCCCTGAAGCACATAATAGAGCTAGTACCAGAAGCGATAGAGAGGCTTCATGCTAAGGATGGGTTTGATAGCGATCTTTTCCCAAAATCTCAGCACGGGGGACATAGGGAAATTCATGTGCTTGAAATGGACGCTAGGCTATTGCAATTCTTTTGTGAACTGATCTCTAGAGTCCTATGTTCTTATTTTGAGTCCGAAACAATAACACATCCGAAATTGAAAGAACACTTTGTCCCTAAACATTACAAGGAAGCTAGAATGATGTTATCTGAGAAAGGTCTGTTGGGAGGAGTCGATGTCGAAAATTTCGTCACTCTTGGAAAAGCAGCCGACGCAAAAACCTGGTGTCAGAATCACCACGTGTCTGGGTTTTGCGCTATGCTAATGAAGCTAACCGACCCCTTGTTTCACGGGCTCATATACAACACAATGTACTTGTGGACGAGGAAAAGAGTGACGCTCCCTTCCGATTTCGTAGCTTCTCTCATTTCGTTTAAACAAGGAACAAGTGGAGATCCAATGTACATAGAGACTCACAGAAGATTTGTCAATGGAATATCCCCTTTTATTAAACGTGGGTCACCAGAAGTCAGGATTACCAGCGGAATGTTCCAAGGTCAACACCACTTATCGTCTAGTTTGTACCATGTAGCAATTCAAGAATTTTTCAAAGACCTAGAAAAATCTGTGTTCTTCGAGTTTACCGGAAAAAGAATGCACATAACTAAGAAAGAAGGCTCTGATGACTCAAGTTCTGCAAACAGCTTTGTTTACGATAAAAAGACTTTTAAGTCAGATTTCAAAATTGCTTACAGGATAATGAGATGGAAGGATTTTACTAGTGGCTTGTACGGAATCATAAATTCAGACAAGTCAGTGTTGGCTATGGTCGATTTGCACGAATTAAATTCGGAATGGCACAGCAGGAACAAACCAATCAAACCCACGGTGAGATGGGCTAGCGCTTGCTTAGAAACTCCTCTTGTAGAAACTTTTATATCGAGATACAGACAATTTTCCAACACACTAACTCAGACTCTTGAAGGTGGAGCTAGCACATTTGAGTGTTCCCTAATACAGCTTTCGCAAGCATGGCTCCATTACAAGCTCATGGGTTTGGACAACAACCCCTTGTTTCCTGATTTTGTGGAAAAGATGAAGAAGTTTCCTAGCCCAGCCTTGGGATTCTTTCCCTTGGATCCTGATCTCACATGCGGAATCACCGGTTTTGACTTTGCAGTTTTCTTATTATGCAAATACACTGCTAGAGGAACTGAACTAATAAATGCACACCAGATAATAGAATCGCCTCAATTTACGTTTAGCACTCAAAAACCAGATCACATTAAGAGAAGCGAAACTAGCGTGTCTTTGAAGTTCACAAAAGAGAGCATGTGGAAATCGCTAGTAGATGGAGTTGCCGCTCCAGATTACGATGAACTCATGGAAGCGATAGACAAGGACCCGAGACTTGTGTTCCTTCAGCCAAGATCCTGGGAAGAAGATAAAATTAGGATTGCTCTTAAGATGTACTCTCCCGGAGTTAAGGCCTCATTGAGCGGACACAGCAGTCTGATAAGAATGTTTGTCGCCAGCTCCTACTTGATGAACACTAAGTGCATGACCGTTCACGGTAGACCCGACAAAATGAAGCTCAGAGATGTGATAAACCTTCGAATAGGAAGAGAAGGAAATGCACAACCCATGGGATGCGAAATGTCGTCCATATTTCCAGCATTTAAATCTTTCGAAAACATAGCCGAGATGCTGGTGAGAATCAGAGCAACAATGCACAAGTCGTCTGCTAGCATGTCCACCAAAGCTAAAATCGTGCTAACAGTTTACCAAGTTAACGAGTCCACAGATTTCGAGCTAATAGACATATGCAAGAGAAAGTGGTTCGGAGAAAGGAGATTTGTAAAATTGAACAGCAGTAGTTTCGACGAACTCTTCAATGAATGCAAGGCAATGTATCCTTTTCTCAGGGACAATTTAGATGATACCAAAAACGCTCTAGACATGAATGCTTACCAACTGAAGCACTACCTAGATCACGCAGCATCAAAAGTGAGGAAAGTGAGATTGGCCGACACAACAGCAAGGAATAGCGACCTGGTTACCACGATACATCGCGTTTATTGGCCAGGAATAAGAATGATTAGTCAGGCGACGTCCATTTCTGACGAAGAGGTCATCAAAATCAGGCACGACATATTCTGCAT